TGATTCAAAGTAACCTGAGTCAGCCAATACACTAGAGTCTAGAGAATCTACCCTTGATTCAAAGTAACCAGAAGTCGCAGATACATTAGATGTGTTTTGATCTATTTGAGATTGCAATACACCACTAGATTGAGAAACATACGACTGAAAATATCCGCTTTGAGTTATAATGTTTTGAGAATTTTGATCTATCAACTGTCCGCTAGCAAAAGGCAAAGCAGAAGTTGTCTGTATAGTACCGTCTCCAAAACGAATGGCTTGACTAAAACTTCCTGTCCCAGTAACATCTAGCTGGTAAGAAGGATTATCATTTCTTATACCAAAGTTTCCATCTCTGTCAACTACGGAAAGAGTTGTTCCATTGTAAGTATCCCATTCTTGAATATTTGCTGATAGAGAGATTCCACCATTCACAATGAGTGCTGGATAAGCACTACTCATAGAATTTAAATGAATACCTGTAGAGAAGTGAGCGGTAATTACATTTACACCTTGATGCCTGACCGTGAAGGGGGCAGAGTTTGCTAATGTTATCTGATTATCAGAGTTCGCAACCAATCCTACTTGACCATCAGAACCGCATACATATCCGTAATTAGGCGCAAAAGTTTCGCTAGACGGAGAGTCTTTAAGTCCTAACTTCCAAGTAGGAGTAGCCGATCCGTCTGAATGAAGACTAATAGTTTTGTCGTTTGAGTCGTCCACGTAGGCGTGAAAAAAATTACCCCCAGAACTTCTAGTTAGCGTCAAAAGACCACTACTTAAAATACCGTTAGATAAAATATAACCAAAATCACCACTATTAGCTGACACTAAATCAGCGTTTAAATCATCTATATTAACATCGCCCGTTAATACAAGGTCTCCGTTAGCGTCTTTGTAGATCAATTTACTAGAAGGTACAACGCTGAATACTAGTGCTACTCCAGTGATGGATATTCTACCATCAGAGTTAGAACTTTTAATAACAGTATCTCTACTGAGCGTACCTGACGAGAAAGTACCGAGACCTATTTCAAAACTAGATTCGTTCTGAATGCAATAATAAGTTGTATTACCTTCACCAATAGCACTTGAGAAAGACTGAAAACCACCAAAGGTAGACCCACCAAGGGTAACTGTTCCAATCCCCTGAGTAGTCGTAGTTTCTTTTACTCTATCTGCTATTATAAGTGCCATCTCTATTCCCTATTGTATAGATATTTTGCTTCTCTTACAAAACTATTATACACTATTTCGTCAAAATTATTTTCGTCAACAAAATGAGTGTATACAGGAGACAAGTCTAGATTTAACTCTATGAATTCTAGTATATAGTTTCTAACAATGTGTTCTAATACAAGACTGTATTCTATTCCGTCTGGTCTATCAAACCTATGCATCCATCTCATGAAGGGAAGACACATTGCTTTTCTGTTGTTTTTTCTGTACTTTTCATGTATATAATACTCTTCTCCACCAAACCCTCTCGCGTGTTCATTAAATCCAAGCCAAGACTCTCTTCTGACCAAGAAGCAGCCTAGCCCTTGTGAGCCAATCTCAAAGGGGTCTGTATCGACGTGTCCGCATGGCATACACTTTTTTTCATGAACTGCTACATATGCGCCCTCTGAATAATCTAAGTCGCACTTGGGGCAACGTTGATACCTCTCTCCTGTTACTAAGTCTTTTATTTCTTCTGCTTCTTTGTCGATTTCAAAGTAATAATCTTCGCACTCACACTGCCAAGCTAAGGCCCATTTTCCTAAATTGCTTCCAGACCACTCGTTTGTGAAGTGTGTGTAAATAGATTCACCGTCATCGCCAACAAGGGGGCCGCAGTAAATATTATCATCATCTGGATTGCTTTCTATAAAGTTTATTAGCTTGTCTATAACATTCAATGTTGGACAAAGTAGCACATGGCAATCTAACACTAAGACAAAATCGCCGTTTGCATTTTCAATAATGGTGTTTCTGGATACAGCCGTTCCTTCTGTTCTACATATATTGTATGATAAAGATCTATCTTTTGTTAGATTCTTAATACAGAAATCTTTTAATGATTTTGCGTGTTCGGAGTCGGTATCATTCTCTACAACAACAAACTCTATTTGATCTAAAAGATCTTTCCTTCCGTTAAATATTAGTTCTTTTCTTATATCCTGAATTGTAAACCACGCGCCGCTAAAATCATTGTGGTGCGCTATTCCTATTGATAGTTTTTTCATTAAAAATCCTGATTGCAAAAATTATCGTGGCAGCCTTCGTGTGCAAATATCTTGTCTGAAAAATTAACTCCAAAAAAAGTAAAATCGAAACTCGACGGAGCATTTCCTCCGAAGTCAGGATTACCCCAACACACAACTTGAAAAGACGTTGGATCTGGTTCGCTAAAACCATCGCGTCTAGCTTTTATAGCACAAAAAGCATGTCTATTGCTATAAATTGCGTAAAAGTCTCCGTCATCCCCAATAGGAGAAAGCTGTTGATTACTTGTAGATAAGTCCTTGCGGTCACGCCTAAAGGTGGTTCCATAACCGCCGTAATTTAAGTCGCCCACACTAAGTATATATGGAGGTTCATCTTGACTAGGAAGCTCCAGTGATCTCCTGTACCATGCTCCGAGCTTATCCATTAGGAACGCACTAGCCCTATCGGTAAAAGCAAAAACGTTGTTTGTTCTTGTGTACTGTATACTGTTTGATCCAGATAAACCTAGATCCTTGCTAGCCCTACCTACATATTTATAATTGTCGTAAATATTGCTTATATATGCCCCGCCTTCACTGGTCGGAATGTTTAAGGCGTCATATTCTTTTAAAAATGAGGAACCATCTGCAAGCCCGCCTTTCTTTGAGCCATTGATATCGTCTTCTTGAGCAAAAGTATGACCTACAGTATAGAAATCACCATTAAGGCTATTGTAGATGTAATATGCATTATCGCTGGCAGTAAGCATGTTATTTGTGTTTTTCTCAAGCCTACCTTCCCACGGTGTATACAACCGAGTTGGATGAAAAACCAAAGGAAGACTTCCAACGGTCGGCGGCGAGGGACTAGACCCAGTAATCCATACTTGCTTCCCAACAAAATTAGCTCGGTTGGGTTTTACGCTTCCTATCACGTTAAACTTATAGCCTTCGTCAATAGGAAATCCATCAACATCTTCAAAATATACCACCCCGTAGCTATGCTTACCAGCAATAATTTCATTCACTCTTTTGCGATTGCCAGTTTCTGTATAAAATTCTGGATCAACGTAATCTATATTGCCCCAAACAATTATTTTTTTATCAGAAAGATGTGCTAAAAAAGAGTCGTCTGCGCTGTATATCTCATCAACGTTTACTAGAAGTGATTGACGACTTCCTGTATCTCCACCTTTATCTTCATCTCCCCATACAAAAACTTTACCATTATTTGTAAGAAATGCAAAAGCATATCTGTTAGAGTATATTTTTTTAACATCTGTGAAACCAGAGTCGTATGTAGGCGACTCTAAGGCTAGGTAGTTTGTAATCTGTAGGACATCAAGAGATGTAACGCTTCCATTCCTATTAACGTCATAGGGTGAGCTATATGGATCGTTTCTTTCTAGATGATTGAGTACTTGGAGTGAGTCTAGAGTTGTTACAGAGCCACTCTTATTTACGTCTCGCTTGTCATAAGCTTTTTCTCCGTTGCCCCATATAAAAACTGTGCCATCTTCGTCTCTAGCGGCAAAGTGATTATCTGTAGAGACTATCTCGACTATATTTACCAATAGGCTTGATATTGAAGAAGGAATGACCCCTCCGTATTCTGCTTCGCCCCAAGCAACTACGGTTCCGTCTCTTTTGATGGCAGCAAAAGCACCATGAGAACCTGTGACAGATTTTATGTTTGTTAAATCTACGTTTGCAAAACCGCCGCGACTACTATCGCCCCAACAAACTGCGGAATGATCTTCTTTTAAAGCTACGAAGGCAACTGGGTTAGAAAAAATATCAACCACATTGCTTCTTAATGAAGATTGTAAAGAAGATTGATCGCCTCCCGTTAGCGGATCTCCCCAAGCGATCACCCCACCATAGTTTGTTAATAGAGCGAATGCCTTATCCGTACTAAAGACTTCTGGTATCATGGTATTATCACAAGAAATTTTTTGCTCGCCGCATTTCTGGTCTATGTTGAAGACAGAGAAAGGTTTTGCTAGGCAACAATTTTCTGTAACTTCTTCACATATCACATGTTTTTTAGCATCCTCAAAAGTATCAAATGTATTTATATCCCCCTCGGTGTAGCAACAGCTACCACTAGGACACGGAGGCGCCGTACAGTTAGCTGGCAGGCAGCATCCACCTGATCTTCCCATTTTTAATCTCCTAACAAGCAGGACAACCGGAGCATGTACTCCAAGTTGGCCTATATTCATTATTTACAAGCATCGCCATTAAGTAGTACCCGCCACTGGCCGCAAACGTGTGATCTCTATTTGTAACATAGTATACGTCGGAAGCGAGGAAGTTTTCGTTTCTCGTCACTATCCTGCCGCTAGTAGGATTTAAGTAGTCTGTGGGAGGTAGTAAATCGTCTTGCATAAAACCCTCTATGACAGGAGGTCTGTGCCAACGAAGTCCGTTAGAGACTCTTACTTGTCCTCCAGCAAAAGCAACTGCTCCGCTGTTTACAATAGGATCTATTTTATTTAATGTCTTTAAATCTTCAAACTCACTGTAAACAGGTACGACTAAATAACCACTACTATTTACAATGTCGTGGTAAGAGCCGCTATCAGCAACGACTTGACCGCTAGGATGCGTACCGTTTCTGTTTAATATAACTCTCTCAAAATTACCACTACCGGCTGTATTAAATTGACCACTAGAAAGCTTTACCAATCCGCTACCAGCAGACGTAGTTAATATTCCACTTACGTGATCTATTAATCCGCTAGCTCTAGTGTCGTTTGTCACAATTAACCCACTGGCTCTAGTGTTGTTGGTTGTTATTAACCCACTAGCTCTTGCGTCGTTCGTCGTAATCAACCCGCTAGCTCTTGTATCGTTGGTCGCTATTAACCCACTAGCTCTGAGATCATAATAAACATCTTGGCCGTCTGTATAAGAACTGGCCGTAGATATAGCCTGAGATTTTGCTGAACCGGCAACAGTATTCGCAAACGACTCATAAGAAGTGGTTATTGCCGCTCCGCTGGCATCAATGATTGAATGTAATATTCCAGATAAAGGTCTTGCTGATATGACTATACCGCTAGCCCCCGTGGTCTTAGTTTGTGTTTCTATCCCACTAGTACCTAAAAATTGAGTCTCTTCGTTAGCTGTTATCCCTCTTACGGTTGTTCCGTCACTAATTCTCCATTTTATATAAGCATCGCTAGCCAAAGTGAGAGTCGCTATTTCTTGGTCTGTATAAGTTTTGTTCCAACCACTTGCTAAAACTATTAATCCACTAGCCCTAGTGTTGACATAATTACCGGAAGAGCTTATCAAACCGCTAGCCCTTGAGTCGTAATCTACAAATGACCCTTGCGCCCAACCGCTAATCACAGCACCGCTATCAGCAATAGTGTTTTTCAATATACCGCTTACGTGTTCTATTAATCCGCTAGCTCTATTATCGTAGGATATAAATGAATTTTCCGCCCACCCGCTAACAACCACTCCACTGTTGTAGGCATAGTCTTCAATAGTAGATTTAGCCCAACCGCTAACAGCAAGAATCTTGGTTTCAAAACACCCTTGAACACCAGTTATTTCCAGAGCTATATCTTCAAGGTATCCAGATAAAGGTGCAGCGTCAATAGTTAAAGAATAAGGAGAGGTAGCCCCTCCAAGGAAAGTTGTTAGTCCATCTTTACCAATAATGTTTAATGTGCTATTGAAAGAGATGGGGTTTGTGTCTGCAAGAGTTTGGTCTCCAATTCTCCATTTTCCTGTGTCACCCTCGATCAGATCTGTGCTAAAATCATCTATTTCTTGGTCTATGTATCTAAGCATAACACCACTAACTTTATGAACTATTCCATCAAAGTTAAAGAAGTCATAATCCATAAGACCGCTAATAGAATTTATATAACCACTAGCTCTTGTGTCATAAAAAGAGTTTAGATCCTCAGTGTAACCGCTAACCGAGTCTATATCTGATTGTAGTGTTCCGCTTAAACCGGCCTGACTATGTATCTCATTAATTTCAGTGTCGATTCTTGAGTTTATAGTGGCCCTTGCTGAATCAATTCTTACGTCAATAACACCAATTTCGGTGTTAATAATATCATTAACTTCGCTTCTCAATACACCGCTAAGGTCTTCACTATAATTCTGTAAGTTGCCGCTACTTAGGTTTATGTGCCTATTTAATACACCGCTTGTGTGGCTTATTAGCCCGCTAGCTCTCTCGTCATTTAAAACTATTAACCCGCTAAGACTTCCGGCAGAAATAGTCATTTTGTTAGATGCGGCAGCATAACTTGCAGAAAGCCCATTAGAACCCTCAAACTCTAAAGTTTGCGTAGTTGTTATGTTTTCCGTAGTTGAACCATCGCTTATAGTCCAGTGAGTAAAAGCGTTGGACGCAATAACGGCAGCGTCTGTGTAATGTTTATTCCAGCCACTAGTTTCAGCTATTAACCCACTGGCTCTTGAGTCGTAATGATTAAACGAACTTTGCGCCCATCCACTAACAAGTACACCGCTTCTATAAGCATAGTCATTTATGGTTGATTCAGCCCACCCACTAATATTGTCATCTCTTATCTCTAAATAGCCCTGTTTAGCTAAATCTTTAGCTTCCATCTGAGCTAAAAGATAGGCACCGCTCGCGTCAATAGTATAATTAAGATTACCGCTAATTGTAGCTATTAACCCACTAGCTCTGGTGTCGTTTGTGATTATTTGAGCCTGTAAATTACCGCTAGTATTGTAAACTAAACCGTTTACTCCAGATATTTCATTTAATTTTCCAGAAACTTGTTCAAATCTAAAATCAATAAAACCAGAGAGTGGGTGTGATGATATTTCTAATGTATTAGTGTCACCCCTGTAATTTGTTTCTATTCCGCTTATTCCGCCAAATATCAAAGTGTTGGCAGAGTTTGGAGGTGCTGTTATATTATTGTTGTTCGTTCCGTCAGAAACTTTCCAGTGTGTATAAGCACCGGCAGAAGCACCAACTCCGTCAGAATACTGTTTAGCCCAACCACTAACGTTCCAGATTAACCCGCTATCCCCACCAAAATCTGGAGCAACACCGGAAAGACGAAGCAACTGAGAATCAATAACCCCACTCAGTGGAGCAGCAGAGACTCTCATTATGTTTGATGAGTAGTCAGTAAGAATTCCACTAATTCCGCTTATTGCCACGGTTTCGCCATCAGATATAACATCGGCAGCAGAAAGACCATCTGTTATTTTGTATTCATAAAATGAAGCGGTTTCACTACCTAAAAATATATTACCACTAACATAAAGATCTTGAACATGCGCATTCCACCTGTATTCACCAGAACCCAAGCTAAACCCAACCCCAGACTCGTAAGGTAAAATATCTCCAGATACAGCGAGTTTTTCGGAACCTCTAAAGCCAGAAACGCCAATGCCAAGCTGTAAACTTTGTAAATCACCATAAAGCAATGGTGGCTTATCTATACCATCAATTAGATCGTCACAGTCTCCGCTGGCCTGTGGATAAGCTCCTAAGTAAAATTTAAATTCACTATCAGAAGGGGCTACATATCCTGCACCATGACCTATGGCTATATTGAAATTACCAGTTTTATTTCCCATTAAAGAGAAATTACCTAAACCTACATTTCCACTACCTACCGTAGTGCTACCAAGAGAATGGACACCTAAAGCTGCATTGTCGCTTAAAAGTGAAGCACAGGAAAGCGCATAAGAACCTATAGCTGTATTTCTAGATCCCGTAAAAGCCAACTGTAAAGAAGCGTATCCATAAGCTGAGTTATCTTCAGTTCCAAATCCGTTAACACCTTTTCTAGCAAGAGAATCTTCTCCAGCAAAAGTAGTTCTTGAAGATTCTATGCCAAAGTTTAACGAATTGATATTGATATCATGGTTAAAATTAACTATAGAGTCGGCTAGATTAAAGAAGCTATTTCTTAAATCTGATGCTGATATCTGTCTAGAAGAATTGTCTGGCAGAATTGATTCTATAAAAGAATTAAATTCTGACCTAGATAGGGATGTCATGTTTTATACCTTACTTAAATTGAATTCTTAATTGACCGGCATCAAATTTTAAAGAGTCTCCTTTGAACACATACCTAGGATTATCTAGCTGAGATTGCATTAAAAGGCTTCCGCTTCCAAAAACGCCTGAATTACAAATTGCGATACCTGAAACCCAACCCCATTCTTGAAGAGCAGTTCCAAAATATATAGTATTACAGTTCTTTATGAAACCACTACCTACAGCGAATTCTTCGTCTGTCGAAAACTTCCAAGTAGCGTTTCCGTATGAAGCTGGCGGTTTTAGGTCTACCCTTGCGTAGCCGGTGTCTCCAGTAGAATTACCACTAGGAAGCTCTAGCAAGTGACCTCCGGTGTATTGATTTTTAGCGTTACCTGATTCTACGGGTATTCCGCTAGTCAGAGCAATAGCCATGCCAAGAGGTTTGGCAAAGGTTTCACCCCTAAAAATATGATTAAGTAATCCAGATTCTAAATAATCTGATAAGTTAGCCATTGTAGACTCCTTGAATAAATCCTGTGTATACATGTACTTAGTATTATACACATTTATGAACAGAAGCTATAAAAAAAGAAAGGCGGCTCTATTGAACCGCCTTTCTAGAATAATATATAACTAGTAATAAATACTAGAAGCTTCCAAGAATAATTCTACGATTATCAAGGACACCGAAACCAAGTTCGGCAAACCCGTACCAGCCAGCGCGCTGCTGACGATGCATGGTTGGATCTTCGTGAACCGAGATCTCTTGCTTGACTGGCATAACGAAGCTGTCGTTTGAACTTTGATCCAAACCAACAACCAGTTCAGCATCACTACCTTGAACAGATCCGCCTAAGCCAGATGTGAAGAAGTCTTGATACTCTTGACCTTCACCAAGCTCATCTAGATCGTGAAGATTCACGCCAAAGATATTAGGAACAGGAGAGCCTTCTCCGCCCGCATTGTAGATTCCAGTTCTAACAGCGTCAGAAACTTGATCAAATCCCCAATTGCGAATATCCTCAAGAGCCTCTGGAGAAACGTAAAGGTCGGTCAAACGACCGCGACCAGCAGATCCAGTGTTTCCACCGGAGTTACGACGCATAACAGTTTGGAGCAAGCTAACAAGTCTCTTAGAGAACATGCCAGCAGTTGCATCACCGTCGTAGACCAAGATATTACGATCCACGCCAGCAGCCAAAAGTGTGTGCCAGCCGTCATCATTCATCTTCTTGGTAAAACCAGCTTCCATGACTTGCATGGCGCGACCGACAATGTCCCAACGAGCTTCGCGAGCATAGCGCAACAAGAAGTCGATGCTGCTTGTAATACTGTACGTTGGAATCATGACGTAATCGCTCTCGACCGCACGCTCAGGAATGCGACCGTGGCCGGGATTGGTGTAAGCAACATGCTCACCTTCAAGTCCGGGGCTGATGAGATCCAGTGGATACTCGGTACTTCCGCCCGGCTCCACAGTGATTTTCTCGAAAATATTACCGAGAACATCTCCCACTAAAACGCCTTTGCGCAGTGGTGTTTCTAGAGCAACGGCAAATTCTCTTTGAGCAGCCATAGCTGTCTCAAGATTGCCGTCGCCTGATTGACGAAGAACGTTAAGAAATTCTTCGCTAGGTCTTTCTTTATATGACATTGTTTTTATTCTCCTTGAATTAGGACTTAGGCACCAAAGGTGTTAGGAAGGTTGACGTAAACTTTTGCGTATCCGTCAGCGTCTTTTGCTGACATAAAACGCCCAACAGCAAGTTCGCCTGACTTAGCAACAAAAGTTGTTCCGTTACAAAGATCTCCAGCGGAGGTGGAAGAGGCAAAAGCCAAGTCTCCAGCAGCAGGACTACCTTCAACATTACTTGTTAAAACCCAGCCGCGAGTAAGAACGGTGACTTTCCCACCCTTTTGAATTTCATCTTTATACTGATTGAGATGAGTTCTTGTTAGATCTTTGTCAACAACGTCGTTGAGTAAAAGTCCGACTGGAACGTCTGTTGCTGTTGCGGCTTGATACGCAACCTTATTTCCGCCTTGGTCCATAGCTGCACCAGAAGCGCTTAACTCTGCAAGGCAAACGACGCCTCCGCGAGTAGCAGTACCAGCATTATAAAAAAAGCTGATGTCTGTTGATTCTTCGTATCTATCTGCTTTAAGAGCCATGATTTAATCTCCTATGATTACGATTTTTTATTGAGAACGTTAGTTTCGAGCCAGTTAGAAATACTAGCTCTGGTTGATTCTACTTCGTCTACTTCTGGAGTAGCTTCAATCAGAGTTGCTTCAGAAGTTTCTACATCAGCAAGAAGCTCAGGTGTTACGTCAGCTTCTGCTTCGCCAGCTTTTGGTTTTGCGTCCGCTTCTTTATCTTTACCTTCTTTTTCTTTCTTCTTTTCGATGGCTTCTTTAAGCGCTGGAGGCAAAGCGGCCTCTGCTTCTTTTTTCTTTTCGTCTTTCTTTTTCATTAATGCGATAACGGCTTCAAAAGCCTCATCTGCAAGAGAGTCGAAATTAGCAAGAGATTCAGCAACCTCTTCTTCGGTTAAGCCAGCCTCTACGAGACCCGCCTTACGCTTCTCCATTTTCTCTTTTTTCTTCATCTCGTCCATGTCTTTCATGGCGACGGTGAGGTCTTCTTGAGATTTTGCAAGAGCGTCCTCAAGTTCAGCAACTTTAGCTTGTGTGCTTTTGATGCTCTCTTCCAGTTCGGCAATACTTGCGTCTTTCTGGTCTACAGTGGACTCAAAAGCCTCTACCTTGGAAGCAAACTCTTTATCTTTTGCTTCTTCGATTTGAGCTTTGATTGCCTCGTTCTCAGCTTTAGCTGAAGCAAGATCGGCACGAACATCGGCCAACTGCTTCTCTAAAAGATTATCAGACATTTTTAAATCTCCTATGTCAAGATTAAAATCGTTATCTACAGTAAATGCAACACTTTTAAGAATAACACTTCTTGGATTGGCTGGTTTTGACACCAAGCCTTTTCCAGAAAATGATATGTTTTTTAAGGCCCGACCGACCTTGTATCCTTCATACTCTCCAGTTCCGCCGTATACTCTAAGGTGCTTCGTTAAGAATGAAGAGTCTTCATTCCTAGCTAAAACTTTCTTAGACCCATTTTCATTTGAAAGAGCGTAATCAAATCCAGCAAATAGACATTCCATCGAAACGTACCATTTACCGTCTTCTATCTCTGCAATAATCTTATCCATTCTTTCTTTATTTTCACTGTTAGTCCAGCTATTATAGAGAACGGCTTGTGTGATTATGTCAAAATCTTCTGGCATTGAAGTTTCTTCTGATGCAACCTTACCATCTTTTGATAATACATAACTCCCAGTGATATGTCCGATGATATCATTCTCATCGTGCATAAAATTAAATTGCTTATCTTCTGGAGTATTACGTGCTGCCCAAGTTGGCTCTGGCTGAAAAACGTCGTCGTTTTTGTTCCAACCGCAGGACACAAGAACAGACTCTAAATAATAGAGATCTATTTGATCTTTGTTCTCTGCAAAACATTTGTCAGCGATATTGACTGGAACCTTGAAGGAGTCAGCCTGTACAGCCTCAGAACAATACGCAACGCTAGCCGTACTCTTTACGAGTTCGCCAATGCCGTCGTTTATTTCATTTTGGAATATTTTAATTGTCATGTTTTACCTCTACAATAAATATACACGAAAAAATAAATTTTATATTATTAGAGAAATTAACTCTCTAGAAAGTACTCTACATATGCTGAAATAGCGTGTCTTTTGTAATCTTCTATATTCATATTCTCTGTGTTTATTTTGCTAGATATAAGAAAATCTGAAAAGTCTTTAGGCATTCTTTTATTTGAAGAAACGGTTTTTGATATATTTTCTTCTGAAACCTTACTCATAGCCTTGGTGTTTAAAAGTACATGTAGTTTTAGTCTTTCAAGCTCCCTGACTTGAGATTTAGTTAGACCTCTCATATTTTTCTTTTTATGAATACCTAGATAAGCGCTATTTAAAGTCGCAGATATTTTGTCAAATGTTTTATTTGTCCAGACTATAAATTCAGCAACTCCGGGTTTAGATCTTGGAGTATCTACTCTCTTTTTTCTTGGTCCTTCGTCAAGCTTCGCTGGAGGTCTGCCATTAGGATTGATAGGTTTTTCTTTTTCTTTCTTCTCTGTAATCTTCTCGTTTATTTCACCTTGTCTATCAATTTTTTCCATATCCTGATTATGATTTGGATTATGGAATGGACTAGCTTTTTCTGGAAGCTTTTCTGATTCTCTAGCTTTATCTTCTCTTTTTAGTCTCATTTTTTCAACACCCGGAACTTCTTTGAATCTTTCAAGAACTGTTTCATGAGAGATAATATCTCTATCAGCAAGCTGTATGAGAAGATTTTTCTCGGAAGCTTCATCGGATAGACTCATTTGATCGTAAACGATATGGGGTGATTTTTTGAAACCCATAGCTTTTCTAACGATTTCGCACTCTTGCTCCCAAAACTTTGTAAGCTGATCTCTTCCGTATTGAAGTCTTTCTACAAGTGTTTTTAAAGATATAAAATTATTCGTAAAGCCACCACCATTACCAGCAATACCAGTCAACGTAGGGGGAACACCTAACCCAGCGTAAATACTATTTAACACAGAGCTGTATTTTTCTGAACCCAAAAATTTATAAACCTGACTATTTGACTCTGTATAAGAAAGCTCTGGACCCCACACTAGCTCCATAGTACCTCCTCCAACATTGCTTGCAAGAATATCTCTAAGCTTGTTAATAGCGGCTTTATTAGGTAGGATTTTGTGATCTAGGTTACCAAGCGTCCATAATCTAATGTTAGATATAGCTCCATCTAAAGCAGAGAGGTCTGCTAGTCGCATCTTCTCAAGCATAATAATGTCGTCAAGAATTGCGTATATTAGTGGGTTTGCCCAGTTTGTCCAATCATCCTTCTTATAGTAAAATACAGAAACTCTCTCTGGATCTAGTTCTACTTTTCTTTGACCCTCTTTAATTTTTTGTTTTAAATCTGGAGGTAAAGTCTCTAAAATATTTGCAGGTATTGAGCCATCTTTAAAGTTGTCGATCATAGAGTCTGTTTTTATCTCAAATCTGTTTCTACCTAGGAAAAGATTTAACTGACTATCCTTGAGATCAACCGAAAGGGGGTTAAAGTAATTATACCTCCAAGGGATTTGACCTTTCTCAAACTGAGGTACTTCTACGGTTATATCACTACCCATAGATTTTATATATTTTGCCACCTCTGGCGTTATATTTGCATAACTACGGTAAGCTATAACCTGTCCAGACCTATAAAGAAGGTTAGCAAATCTTTCTGATCTTTCTTTCCCGGAAATCTTCTTATACCATTGTTGGTAGAATTTTTCTACACTCTTGTTTTCGTGTACTATATTTATACCTTGACAAGTAAAGTCTCCCATGAGATCAATAACATTTCTAATAATACCAACTTTATCATACGCATCCATACACATTTTAATAATGCGCTTTTGCTTGTGCGGAACCTTTTCTCCCGGCCTAAAAGCATGGTAGTCTTGACTCGTAAATCCGGGTCTAACACTTTTATTAGCCTCTATATCTCTGAAGTCTCTGTAGTGGCTACCTTTTGTTACTCCTGCATATTCTTTTCCAGCTTCAGCGAACTGCTCAAAAGCTTTAGATTTACCAGAGGTGTCTGAATCGTTCCAAGTTATTAGAGATTGTTCTTCGTTCATTTTGACCCTTTAAAGGTAATTGGAATGCATTTCAATTGGTATTGTATTATACACAAATTAATAGATATCCTTCATGTTATCCGAAAACCAACTAGGACCACTATATAGATTCTGATCTTTTTTTTGCTTTGAATCTTTAGGTATTGTGCCAGCAAATCCTCCAAAGAATTCGTATTCCTCTGGAGTGGGAGTTCTTGCTATCCTCCTTGCAGCCATGTTTGCCATTATTAAAGAAGAATATCTGTCCTTTCTCATTTTGCTTTTCTTTCCCGCTGCCACGATAACTTCAGGAGTGTCCCACCTATCCCTACCGGATGCGGTTTGAGTCATCTGGATCATAGAAAGCTCATCTTTAAGCTCTTCTATGTCCATAACACATTCCTCTAGCGTGTCGTACATTCTACCCTTCATTCCATCATCTATATTAGATATACCCACAGTAACAGAGTCAAAACGAGGGAATAATATAACTTGATCTTCTAGGTCTTTCCTTAGCCCATGATTCGCTTCTGCTAACCAGTCGTACTTAGCAAATTGACACATCTCTAATATGTGTAAACCTCTTTGGTCGTCTGTGTCTTTAGGTTTATCTTCATCTATAACCGGCCATATTTCTATCTCACCTTCTTGTATCTTGTCTTTATCGTGTAACGACTCCATAACTGCAATACCTCCACCTTGAGCGTCCATCGCGATATGAACGCACGGGAACAACCTCATGAGATCTCGTATCTTTCTAGCGCAATATGAATAAAAATCAGTTTCTGTGGAGTATCCTCTTTTGACTTTCTCTTTATGTTCTGATCTATTTGTTGTCCAGCAATTAACTATTCGTCTGTGGTCATGATTTATCTCTATTACTATAATAGAAAAATTATCAACTTCAGAAGCGGGGTCAACACCAAAAACATATTTTTTGTTTTTATCGCCCATAAGTTTTGCCTCAAAGATAATATCTTTACCTTTAGAGTCTTTTGTTGTCTCTTTATCGTCCACTACGCATGATTCTATCAAGGATCTCTTAAAGAAGCCCTCTGAGTCGCGCGTAAACACGGCTCCAAACTCCATCTGATAAATACCAGCGTGTACAGTCGCCTTGGATCTAGCGACCTGTGAGGCATCCATAAAACCTTCTGGCAATAACTCGTATGGAATTCTCATTATGGAGTATTCCGTCCAGTCAAAGTTTGAAGGAACATCGTCTCCTCCAAAAACCTCTCTTAACTTTACATGGTCTCCTTGACTGTTTATTATAGATTTCCACCTCTTCCAGTATGTGGCAAAGTGATTAAAATCATAGTAAGCAGTACCCGACAATATAATTTGATTGTCTTTCTCTTCTAGTTTGTTTTCGTCTTTATCTTCTATCTGAACTCCTAGTTGTTTCGCTTTTTTCTCTGCGGCTAATCTTTTGACATTCTCGATTGGGTCTGAACTTACAGCAGCAAAACCCGCCACAACAGTCTCGAAGATATCGCGAGGAATAGAAGCGAACTCGTCACTAATGATATCGTTAGCTCTCTGCCCTCTGATCTTTTGTCCGTCACCAAGAGGTAGGCAGGTAACCCTAGATTCATTAATACGCATGACGCACCTATCCACGTCCCTGCGAGGCCCACTGTTTCCGTCGCAGATGTCCCTTAGAATTGGAGAGTTATTCCATATTGTTTCCATATACTCAAAGAGAACTTTAGACTGCCTAAACGCAGCACCTACTACCACTACTTTTCTTCCCGGTAGAAGAAGCGCTCTTAACATAGAATATAAAGACAGCATAAATGACTTACCGAAACCACGACTCGCTATAAGCATAGGAAATTTACGGTTCCAAAGCTCGTATAGTATAAGAGACTGAGAAGGTAAGAGTTGTACATTAAATATTTCTTTGACTAAAAAAGAGAAGTATTCCGGTCTAGTCATCAACCAACTTAACTTTAAGTGAAAGTCGTCGTCTGATGAGTTCAAGATTGTCATTGGATTAAATAGATCTTTATCATCTACGTCTATTTTCAACCAAGCTTCATCAATTTGTTTTAACTTTTTATTCATTTATATATACCGTCAATAAATCCGTAGTTAGTCGCCTCTTCTGATGTCATGTACCAGTCTCCTTTATCTAGTTTTCTTTTTATGTAAGCCTTTACTTTTGAAATTGAGTCTTCTCTGTCTTTAAAAAATTTAGCTTTAACGCACTTTTCTGCATACATCCCCACCATTTGTAATCCCAACTGCTTCTCGAATGAAGCTAGGTTTTGAGAAGAAAGATAATAGCCACTTATTTCACTTTGTCCCCAGTGAACCATAAAGATAGAATTAGGAGACATTAACCTTTTGTTGGCAGCCTGCATAATAACAGTACCCATAGAACATATTTGGGAATAACCAATAATAGTAGTTTTACATTTACAACTTTTAATAGCATCATATATCCCCATACCTGAATACCAACACCCACCGACTGTCTGCATATGTATTGTGATGGGTTCTTTATTTTGGTTCTTGAGGAAATTTATATTTTTAACAAAGTTTTGAACCATCCTGTGGTCAACACCCGCTGTTTCGCCAGAGTCGTCGTATTCGTTTATGTAAATCTCCCTATTTTTGACATCAACTCCGTAAGTATGGATTTCTCCAATAGTGTCTCTGTGTGTTGTCATGATTTACGCCCTATTGTATGCTTTTCATTTATTCTTTTTAAAAGACTACTTGTTAGATCAAATGCTCCTCTGTCGCTTCCTGCGAATATTACGTGTACATTATTAAATACAGCAAACTCCATTAAGCATCTTAATATATACTTTCCTGTTATTTTAACTTTATTTTTTAATTCTTTAGGGATGTTAGCCCCTTCTGGAAACTTCATAACATCTTCCATAGAGAACTCGCAAACTATAAACTTATGTTCGTATTCTCTCATTCTTTCTACTTCGTTATAGAAAGCGTATTTACCTTTTCCTAGATTTAATGCTATTTCAGACACGCTCGCTTTTCTTTCTATACAAACCTTGTCCTCCATGCCTAATATGGAGTAATCGCCTGTATCAAGTTTTCTTTGTACTGTTCCGTTACAAGTGTTAAACTTCTTAAAGAAGTAGCCTTGTTGTTCTCTTGTGTCTCTAATGACAGTATAACTCGGAGCGGTCTTATATTTAGCCATTATTTTTTCTCACTATTTGTTGAAATAAACCTTGGTAGTGCTGTTCACTCCCTGTAACCTTTTTGTGACAGTTTTTACAGAGAGTAATTCCATTGTCAACATCAAATCTCAACGAAGAGGCGCTAGCCCATTTTTGTATGTGATGTGCATTTAAATATTTTTTATATGAACACCCCGGCATTTGACATGTGAATTTGTCTCTTTTGTAAACTTGTACTCGCCAGTCTCTGTATACTGGATCGTTATAGTCTCTTCTCATGGTATCTCTATTTTTATTATTCTTACGTCATGAAAAATATCTTTTATAAAATTTAAAGTCTCTACTGAATGATCTTCTTTTAGTATTTTAGCTGCCAGTTTATGCATCGCTTTAAAACATGCATCGTCTGGATCTTTTGCTTCTACAAATATTATTGGTGTAGAGCTATTGTAGTCGTCTAGTTTATATTTCTTTAACCTTGGTATAACCATTGTTAGAATCATGTGTACTTTGTATATCTTCATTCTAGATCATATTTCACCATCATTTTAACTAAGTCTTCAAAACTATGTCTAGGTGTCCAGCCTAGGTTCTTACTTGCTTTACTAGCGTCTCCACGTAGATAATCTACTTCTGCTGGTCTATAGAAC